GCAGAGCTAAAGGATTTGAGAGCTTCTCTTACGGCGTTAGAGGCTAAGTTCGTCACCAATGGACTAAAAGAGGTTGGAAGTTTTTTCCTTGCTCTCAAGTTCGGGTGGGAACCTATGTTTCAAGATATCGTCAATTTCTTTGCTCAACATGATCGAGTTCAGAAAAAGATCGATTTCCTTCTTCGCAACAATGGTAAGTCAGTGCGAACCAGCCTTGAGCTGGCTAACACATCCGATCTCCAGTTGGACGTGACTGGATCACTTTACACGGCTTTAACTCCGGGTTTTGTGACTCAGTATTATCGTACTCAACCAAGATATCGGAATAAGTTCGAGGTTTTTGATCGCACGTGGGCAAATGCCCGCTGGCGTATCTTTCTCCCCGAACCGACCGTGGCGCCAGTAACCTTACCAGATGCGTTACTAAATCACTTGTATGGAAACGTCAGCTTAGCTGAACGCCTATACGGTAATAGAGTAACACCTGCATCTGTTTGGAAACTGATTCCATGGAGCTGGCTAGCTGACTGGACGTTTAATGTGGGTTATATCTTGGAGAATCTCCAAGCCACATATGACTCCAGAACAGCTGCAGAATACTGTTACATAATGCGAGAAATAACTTACCGAAGAACCTTATCGGTTCAAGGGACGTTTTCTCGTCAAGATGGAACAGCAGTTCCTGTCAGCTCTACCTCGCTCAGAGAAGCGTTTTGTAAAACGCGTATCAGAGCGAACCCATTTGGATTCGCAGCCGTAGTTGGGTCTCCAACTGCGATGCAAACGGCTATACTCGGTGCACTCGGGCTGTCCCGTCTTAGCTAAGACTATCATACAAGTTTTTTGTATGTAGTAAACCAAGAAAGGAGCTTCTAGTGCTTGCCGATCCTCAAACAGTCACGATCAATGCCGTAGCGGTGCCACTGCCTCGGACCCAACAGGGTCCTGCAGTGAACATCTATACGTCAGCTGATCAAAAGACTCTCATGACAACGAAACAGAACGTAACCACGTCCCGTTTCCGTCGTGAGGTCCGACTGGCTCAGACGAAGATTGCTGCTGATCCAATCAGCGCAGTCAACAAAGAGTCAGGCGTCAGTGTGTATTTCGTCGTTGACGAACCACGCTCTGGCGTTTTCTCGGATGCTGAAATCGGCTATCTCATCGATGCCTTGAAAACTTGGCTTTCTTCTGCCAATTATAACAAGGTTCTCGGGGGTGAGTTCTGAACCTTCCAATGGGGTAACAGATCGTTTGATCGTTATCCTTTCGGTTTGGTTCGGTCTTCTCCTCGTCTTGATCATACTTTTGTTCAAGACATGAGATAGTTCCTTAACCGGAGTAAGCCTAGACGGTCCTGTAGTCCCCTTTCAAGGAGGTTACAGTGAAAAGACCGACCATGCTCGTCAAGGCCATTCTGAGACAACTCAGTTTGGACCTAGACTTGTCCGTAGAACGCGATCTGCAACGTATCGCAGATCGATGCGAACACGAGGGGCTTTCGTTTTTGACGATTACCCTTCCTCAGTTAGATGATGCTCTTTTACAGGGCATCGAAACTGGGACGTTCACATGTCCATCGGCTTTCGCCAGACATGGAAGGCTCCCCCGATTTCTCGGAGGTTTCTTCAAACGTGTGTTCAATTCTGATGGTGAGCTACTTCATGAACCCTGCCCAGATACCATTGCTGGTATTCGGCAAGTATGTCGCTTCTTCAAGAAGCTAAAACTTGAGTGTAGTCCTAAGCGTAATGCTAAAGCTACACAGCATTTCATTGAAGTAGAAGGCGACCTCCGTCGTATGACCTCTCAAGTAGAGAGAAAGGATATTATCCTTGACAAGATTTCTGGAATCATATGGTCTCAGGTTTTTCCTGAGCTTAATGACCTTGATCTTGTTTGTCATCACGGCCCTGGTGTCACTGCTGATCGTCGTGCCTCTAATCAGAGGTATCGCGTCACAGAGTGGCACCATAGATCGGAGCTTACCTTCCCCTCTGACCTACACTGCTACCCCAATTACGGAGTCGCAGCAGAAGTCAGTAGTACAGGGGCAGGTAGTGTCGGCGAGCCCGGTGTCAAATACACTGAACTAAAGGACGAGAGTCCTGTTCGTGTTGTATTTGTACCGAAGACGCAGACAACGCCACGAGTCATAGCCATAGAGCCTTCACATATGCAGTATATGCAGCAATCTGTTAAAGATTATGTATATACTACTCTTGAAGCTCATGACCTGACGAAACATTCTATTCGCTTTACGCGACAGGATGTCAATCAGAGACTCGCTCACACTGCAAGCATAGATAGACGCCTAGCCACGCTAGACCTGAAAGATGCTTCTGATCGAGTGCACTTGCACTTGGTTCAGAGAATCTTTAAGACCTCAGGGCTTCTTCC